GTTGATTACCATCGCCTACTTGAATGTCAGTAATGGCCGCAAATCTTCTACCCGCATCTACCACAAAACCCAACAGTTGCATTAAAGTCTGGCTAGGTTCTTTATAGGGTAAAGGCATAATGCTTTGACTAAGCTGGCCGCCAGGAACATCAATATCTCTAAACTCTCCTGGGGATAGCGGCTCATCAGCATCTCTAATCCTAATGCCTCTGGCTTTAAAACCCGCAGGTAGATTTGCTAATGTCCCGGCATCAATTAATTGTCTAAGAATAGCTGTTGCAGAACGTCCTAAACCGCCAATCATGTGCAACAAACCAAAGCCGTAGAAACCTAGCCCTGGTAAGAACTTATAGTGGGCAAAATAATTTGCTTTATGGTAATACTCATCGCCTTCAACCCAATTTCTTCGGACAGACAATATTTTAGAGCTACCTTCGTCTATTGTGACTATGTACGGAAGTTTAATTCCTGTTTCGCTGTCATCTATTGGATGTCTATTTTCAAAGCCGGGTAAATCTAGGTTTGTGTGTATTTCTAATATGGTGCAGTCTAAAGCGTCTGAGGTTTTTTCTATCCCAGAAAGCTCTCTTTGTTTGTCTAAGATTTCATCATCAGATTCGTAAGGACTTAACTCAACGTCACGATAAAACCCCATTGCTTGAGATTTACGAACATCATTTTCATCCATTCTTATAACATGTGTTATTCGAGAAGCAGACGCTAGATCAGACGCATTGTATGGCACAACTAAGTCATCCGCCGGAACAAACCGGGCTACAGCCCTGTCTAAAATGTCATCAAAGTAAACTTTTTTAAAAGCGCTTCCCGCAATAGGAAGATTAAACAAAAGACGATCCATTTCTGGGTCATATTCTTCCATTACAGTTGTTATTTGGTAGTTCATAAACTCACTGACGCGCTGTGACTGTTTTTGAACTTCTGGGTTTGTTGCACCAATAATTTGAGTTCGCACAGGTCCAGAGCTTGGCAAAAGTTCTTTATATGCTTGCGCTTGAAACTGAGTAATCGCCTCTGCTATCAAAGGGTGTGTTACACCACTAGAGCCTCTAAAGGGTTGGTCCCTTTCTTCGTATTTAATACCTAGCAGCTCTAAGCCGTTAACATAAGCATCTTCCCAATCTTTCCTGCCAGATCTGTCTTCTTCATACTGCCCTGTTAATTCGCTAGCAATATCCATTAGATCTCGCTCGTCGATTAGTTCGGCTAAATTAGAATCATGCTCCGCAAAAAGAGCTTCTTTAAATCTTTTTTGTTCTTCGTAGTTAAGAACTACCGAACCATCTTCTTGCTCCTCCATTTCAGGAGATTCATCCATCTCTTCAATTTCAATATCTATCTCTGTGTCATCCATACCCTGAAAAGAGCTGCCGCTAGAGGGCATTACCCCATCAATTAAAGAAGTAGGTTCGTTCGCCATTTAAAAATCCTTCTTACTGTCCGTCTTGATTAGGGGGTAGCATTTTTGCTTTTCCCACGTTAAGCGCCATTAACTCAATCACTTTATATAACTTTCCAAGTAGCTCGTCATCTTTTGGTGTTGAAGTCATGGAAGCAATAAAAGAAGCCGCGCATACAACCCCTGCTACAATTCCAGCCATTTCCGCTAAAAAATCAAACATATCTTACTCCTTATCGTAGTCTCTATAAAATTTAACTATAGCAATAATGTTACTAGTGTACCTTTTTATTTCAGCCATGTTCATAGCTAAGTTTTCATACTGTTTGGTTGTTAAGGCGTAGTACGGCTTTGCAGGGGCGTTACCTTCTTCTATTAAGGCCAAATACTCTCCCATTAAAGTTGGGGTCAGTACTTCAAACTTAACATCCGTAAGTTGCATCTCCATTGGCAATGGCGGGTGATACATCGGCGGTCGCTCTGCTATGGTTTTTACTTCCACGGGCTTTACAGGCTGCATCATTGAGCAGCCACTTAGCAAAACTAGGCTAACCGCGAACAGAAGCAGGCGCATCTGGAACCTCTACTGGGGCGGGTGTTTCACGTGGAACATCTTCTTTAGGATCAAACTGGTTTGGATCTGTCATCTTAATTAGTTGGACTTTAAGCTTTTGCGTACCGTTATTGACCCTTGATTCGATTAACTTTGGCTTGGCTAAGGCTAGACTGTTCATATCGTGTTTAGAAAACTTATCTCTAAGAGTTCCTACTTGCCGCAAAGCTTCGTTTTTCTCTGCTTCCAAGCTGTTTAGCTGAAAGCTTATTTGTTCTTGTTTTTGTAGATAAGCGTCAATAGAGTCGTTCTGTTCTTGTATCTTACTTTCAAGAATAACTTGATTGCCTTTAAGCACAGCCATTTGATTATTGAGGTATTTTATATAACTGGCCGAGCCTGCAACAGAAGCAAATAACAAAACGCCTAGTATTATTGCAAGCTTAAAACCCACTAATAATCGCCCCAAACTTTTACTTTAGTACCGCCCCAATACTCAACCGCAAGGCCAGCGTCTACTAGTTTCTGATTAATTGAATTACCGTCAAAGTCCCACAGCACCCCAAGAATCCGACCATACTTACCACGACCCTGTGATTCTAGTACAAAACCATCTTTGGTTAGTTCTTTTAACAGGTCTTTAGCTTGTAGCCCTAGTTTCTTTTCGGCTAAGTCTCTAGTTCTTGATTCTGGAGTATCTATTCCCACCAGACGAATACGTTGTTTTGCAAGAATAATTGAGAACCCTAAGTCAAGGTTTACATCACAGGTGTCTCCATCAACTACGCGGTCTAAAGTACATTTATATACAAAAGGTTTTATTTTGTCTTTCATTTTACATGCCTACGGTTTTGGGTGTGCGTCTTTTACCGCTTTTACGGCTTTGAACCATTCACCTGTACTGTTACCTTTTCCTGCAACCATGTCTTTATAAAGCAGGTCTAACTGATCTCCAATGCTAGGATAAGCTGCAACTCGATTGTATTTGTATGTATCTGGGTCTACCCAAGCGTTTACCAGAGCTACA